CATTTGAAGCCCCTCAGCTTATTAATTTAGTTGATGGATAGCTGAGGGATTGTATCCACCAACTAAACAAATAACACAGTAATTATAGTATAATAAGATTAAAATTAGATAAAGGTTTACAGTGAATAATGATAGATTTATGAGAGATTATGAGCTCATTATTAAAACAAATACTGGTGAAGCTATTATTGTAAGACCCCCTATTCGTATTCAGTTTGATTCTGTAAAGAGCGTGGACGCAGGCTTGAATAGTTGTAGAGTAAGAATTTATAACTTGTCTAAAGATAAAAGAAAAAAGCTCATTAAAGAAGATACGGACGCTACTACCAAAATGCCTTTTTTATTAAAAGCTGGTTACAATAAAATAGAAACACTTTTTAAAGGTTTTATTCTAGAATCATTTAGCGAAAAGAGTGGTGCCGATATAGTCACAACCATAGTAGCTATGGATGGATTAGTAGATGCTCAAGGTAGCTACACATCTACAACAGTAAAAAAAGGTGATGCAATAAATGTAATTTTAAAGGATATGCCTAATACTACAAGAGCAAGAATATCAGATAGACCAGTTGTAAATCGTGCAAAAGTTTTAGTCGGAAATAGCTTAAAGCTAATTGAAAATAATTTAAAAGATGATGAAACTTATTATATTGATGAGGGTAAACTTTATATTATAAAACAAAATGAAGTGGTGAGTGATATAATTCCTTTGGTAAATGCTTCAACGGGATTATTAAATACACCTATAAAAAAGAAATATGAAGTAACATTTAACACTCTTTTAAATCCAACAATTAGAATAGGTTGTCAAGTTAAGTTAGAATCAATTTACGCTGAAAATCTAAACGGAACTTATAAGGTTTTGACTATAACTTATCGAGGGGATTCAGGCGGTACTGATTGGAGTCAAGAAGTTATCTGTGTTAGATTAAATGAAACTAAATTACTTTTGGCTGAAAATGAGAAAGCGAACAAGGATAGTAAAGCCACTGGTTAAAGTGGCTCTATTCTCTATAATCATTATAAATTTCTAAATCATTTCCATTTAAAATAATCTCTTCATCTATATCTATTGAAAAATTAACTAAATCTTCAATAGTATTAAATTCAATAGTTGGGATATAGCAAGATACCATACAATTTTTAGGAAAATATTTATTTTCTTTTTCTCTAAATTTAAAACCATATTTTTCATATTTAACAGATTGTTCTTTTGTTAAATTATATGAAGTCATACTCAATGTAAATTTCATTCTTTTTGTCCTTTAATCTTTAAAATAATTTTAACAAACATATCCTTAAAACAAATTAAAACCACCAATTTAGCTATAATAAAAATAAAAAAGGTTGCTAATGAATTACAACGAAAATTCTAAACCAACATTAGAAAGCACAATCTTAAATAGTATTAGAGGTTCTTTGGTTGATACACATACAACATTAATAGCTAAAATTACAAAGATAAACCAAAAGACAATAGATTGTAAACCAGTAATAAGTAGGCTGGTAAATGATAAAACAGTAGATTTACCAGTGTTTATTGAAGTACCAGTGATTAACTTTTTAGGTGGAAGTTCATCTATTCAAATGCCTTTGGCTGTTGGGGATTATGCAGTTTTATTTGTGGTTGAAAGATGTTTTGATGAGTGGTATAGTGGTAACGATTTTAAACCACCTTTAGAAGCTAGAATACACGATTATTCAGATTGTATTGCTTTGGTTGGATTAAAGAATATGCAAGGTGAGTTAGATATTCCTACTGTTATTAAAATGATGGGGGATGTGGAGCAACAAGGGGATTATATTCATACTGGTAACAGAACACAAACAGGTAACTATAATATTACTGGCAATGTAGTAATAAATGGAAATTTAAGTGTCAATGGAAATATTATAATAACTGGTGGAGATATTACAATAGATGGTGTATCATTTAAAACACATACACACCCACAAAACAATGGTAATGATTTAGGTGGCGGTGTAAATACGGGAGTGCCTCAATGAAATTTAGAAGATTAAAAAATGATGACTGGAGCTTTGGAAGAGGTGTATCAAATTACGCTGATTCAGATGAAGCGATTTTACTTAATTGTAAAACAAGATTGTTAAGTTTCCGCAACGATTGGTTTCTCGACCAAAATCAAAACATAGATTGGTTTACAATTTTAGGGCAAAAAAATAATGAAGAAACAATACTAAATGAAGTTGAAAGAGTTTGCTTAAATAGTGAAGGAATTGTTAATGTTGTATCAATAGATATAGTAAAATCAACTAATAGAAGTGCTAGTATTGAAATAGTTGTAAATACTATTTTTAGTGAAGCCTTAAAACTAGGAGTTGAAATATGACAATAAATGAAAATGGTTTATTGATTGATGAATTTAGTACGATTTATAATAGTTTAGCTGATAAATTTAAACTGATTTATGGACAAGATATTAACCTTGAACAAAACAGCCCAGATGGTCAATTATTAGGAATCATCACAAATGAAATTTATGATTTACAAACTTTAATTTTACATATTTATAATTCTTTTGACCCCGATTTAGCTCAAGGTGTAGAGTTAAATAAACTGTTAAAATTAATCGCTCAAACAAGAAGAGCATCAACTAAATCAATAGTAGATATAACAATAGTAGCAAATGCAAATGTTACACTACCAGCTGACTATACAATCATAGATGAAAACAAGCAAGAATGGATTATAAACGCTGAAACAACTTTAATATCTGGAACAAATATCGTATCTTTTAACGCTGTAAATTTTGGAGCTATTGAAGCGAGTGCAAATACAATCAATGATGTTGTAACTGTATTTCCTGAAATTACAAGCGTAAATAATGCACTACCAGCAGAAGTTGGAAGAGATGAAGAGAGTGATGTATTATTGAGAATAAGAAGAAACAATTTATTAAGTGTTAATTCTACTTCTACTATTGCTGGAATATATAGCAAATTGTTTTTATTAGATACTGTAACAGATGCTGTTATTTATGAAAATGCAACAGATACTTATGATGCTTTAAAAGATTTAAATGCTCATACTTTATGGTGCATTGTTGATGGTGGATCTATTGATGAAATAACTAAAATTATCGCAACTGATAAAACTATTGGAACGGATTTAAAAGGTACTGTTTCTAATAATTATGTAGAGATATTTTTAAAGGCAGATGGAACAACTAGGGCATTAACCCATATAGTAAAATTTGACAGACCTACTGAAATACCTTTATATATTAAATTAACTGTATCTAAAAAAATAATAACAGACATAATTGATATGGATGCTATTAAAAATAAATTGGTTGAAAAACTTTATTCTATTAATGAAAAAGCAACAGCAACAGAATTATATGCTTATGTATATAGTGCTGGAAATACTTTTATTGCTTCAAATTTAGAAGTTAGTAAGAATAATATTACTTTTGGGAATACAGCAACAAATGATTATGATGAAAAGTTTATTATTAGTGCTGTAAATATAGCAATTACTGAGGTATAAAATGAGTGATTATATTGTTGGGAATGTATCAAATTTAATTATCCAATATGGGCAAAAATCTAATGCGGTAGCTACTGTTACTGCATATAGTGAAGAATTTGAACTTATTTATGATAATGCAAATATATTACAAATGGCTTATGATTTAGATTTTGCAGTTGGAAAACAATTAGATATAATCGGAAAAATAGTAGGCATTAGTAGAAATGTACCTTTTTCAATTCCTAAAAATTACTTTGGATTTAGCGGTCACTTAAACGCATATCCTTTCGGAAGTAAATTTAATTCAGTTGTTGCATATCCATTTAGAGGAAAATTTGAAATTCCATATTCGGATGGTCAACTAAATGACAATGATTATAGATTTTTTATCAAAGCTAAAATTATTAAAAACTATGTAACTTCAAAAAATATTGATTCAAATAATTTTTCAATTCAAAATGCAGTAGATTATTTATTCAATAGTAAAGCTTATATATCAGATAATTACGACATGACAATGACTTTATATATTGATAGCAGTTATGACAGTTCAAAGCTTATATACCTTGAAAATTTAGACTTGTTACCTCGACCTCAAGGGGTTAGATATAATACATTTATAAGTTATCAAGACGGAATAACATTTGGCTTTAATAGTTTTAATGCTGGACTTGGTAGTAAATTTGCAACTTCTAGACCATCAAGATTTGCATATAAATTAATTTAGGAAGGAAAAATATGTTTACAAGATTTAATGGAAATGTTGTACCTTTTGCAGATGATTCAACATCAACTAATAGAACTGTATTCGGTGGAACAACTCAATCAGACCTAATTGATGATAATCTAAACGCTGATTTTAAAAAAGGTTGGGAAATTGTAGGGTTAAATGATAATCCGACTAGGGAAGATTTTAACGCAATGGGTTATACATTAGGTGCTTTAACAGCGTATCTTTATGAAATGGGGATTAGTGAATGGAATGCATCTCAAAATTATAGACTTAACTCGAGAGTAATTGGAAGTGATGGGAATTTATATAAGTCTTTAACGGGTACAAGTGGAACTCCAAACGCTGGAAATAATCCTTTAAGTGATGTTGTTAATTGGAAAAGCTTAGAAGCTGTATCTTTAACTGAAAATCAAACAGTTGCTGGAATTAAAACTTTTTCAAGTTTTCCAATTACGCCATCATCTGCACCGACAACAAATTATCAAGTTGCAAACAAAAAATATGTTGATGATTCAAGTACAAAATATTTGACTTACGGGTTAGGGACTTTAGCAGTAACAAATAATACTTTTGATAGTTTTTTAAGTAGTGGTTTTTATAAGCAGACTACAGGTGGAGATACTCCAGTCAGCTACTCAACAATAATGAAATTAAAGCACGCTGATGATGCCGATGCAGATATTCTATTTGTACATACTAATCTTGATGTTGTAATAAAAGCAAGAACTTCTGCGGGCGGAATTAGAAATAACTGGGTAACTTTATTGCATAGTGGCAACAACCAGCAGATAGGTGTAGATCAAACTTGGCAAGTTGTAACGGCAAGCAGAGCGTTGGGTATAACCTATACCAATAGTACGGGGAAACCAATAGTAATTACTGCAACAATTTCTGGAAATGGTGCTGGAACTACTATAATTAAAGGATTAGTAAATGGAGTAGAAATAACTAGAAGCTGGGCTTCATATGCTACATCAGGTAATGCAACAGGGGCAATGGTTACTTTTATTGTACCTACTGGAGGTACTTATTTAGTTAATTTTGTACCAGGTGGACCAACACAGACATTGTATTCTTGGTCAGAATTAAGATGACTTCAATAAGCCCTATGAAAAAATGTAATTGTTGTTTTATATCAAAAGAGTTATCTGATTGTAATTTTAATAAGAGTAACAATATATAAAAAGGAGAAATAAATGTATTACAAAAATAAAGAAAATCAACCATATTTTGAACCATCAGAAGATATAATCAAAAGAGATGGTTTAGTAAAAATAACAAAAGAAGAGTTTGAACAAATAGTTTATGAGATTAACAATCAACCTTTAACAGAAGGACAAAGAATTAATCAAATAGAAGCTAAATGTAATCGAGCAATAGAGTCATTTTATCCAATTTATAAACAGATAAATATAACTAATCTATTAACTCCATACACAGAAGAAGATAGAGAGGCTATGAAAGATTTTATAGATAGCAAACGAGCTATTTGTCACAAAGCTATTGATGATGGTACTAAAGCGGAAGACGTAGATTATAGCAATGAATCTTAATCTAATAGCTTTATTTTGCCTAGGAGCTTTTTTTAGCTTTTTGTCGTACTTGGTAACAACTTTAGAAAATAAATTATTCAAGAGGTTGGGAAAATCAAGAGCTAGTTTATGGATTATTTCAAGGGCTATTTTTTAACTATGTTATAATTACTAATATTATATAAATAGGGTTTTAAATGGATGATTTACTTACAAGAATTTTAGGCTTCTCGGGAGTCACGCTAATTGGGCTTTTAATCTGGAACTTAAAGCGAACAATAGAACAAAGAGACGTTAGGCTAGACTCAATCGAAAAAGATATTCACACGATAAAGGAAGAGCTACCAAAAGACTATGTAAGTAAAGTTGATTATAAATCAGATATTAAAGATTTAAAAAGTGGGATTGATGATATTAGACGGTATATTATGGATGATAAATTAAGGAGATAAGATGATTGGATTAGCAGGATTAGGAATCAGCTTTTTAACTGATTTAATTGGAAAATATGGAGAGCCCTTAATCGCTAAGGGAATTGAGAAAGTAACGGGAATTGATGTTACCAAAAAAGAATTAACTCAAGAAGAAAAACAAAAAATTATTGATTCTCAAATTGAGATTATGAAGATTGATTTTGAAAAGATGAAACTAGACTATCAAAACACAAACGATGCAAGAGATATGCAAAAAGTAGCATTACAACAAGATGATACATTTAGTAAAAGATATGTTTATTATCTAGCTACATTTTGGAGTTTTGTTGCAGTTGGATATATATTCTTAATTACATTTTTAACTATTCCTGAAGCTAATGTTAGATTTGCAGATACTACGCTTGGCTTTTTATTGGGAACGATAGTTGCTACTATAATAAACTATTTCTTTGGTAGTTCAAAAAGTAGTTTAGATAAAAATCAATTATTGAAAGAAAGCAAATGAATAAAAAAATATTAGAAATGATTAAAGATGTTGAATTCTCAAACAATAATTCATTATTACTACACAAAAATGATGGAGAAAATGGTTTAACATATTTTGGAATTTATGAATCAGCTCATCCAAAATGGACGGGATGGGAAATTATTAGAAGATATTTAGTAAATACACCTGATTTAAAAAAATGTTCAATCATATTATCAAATGTTTCTGATTTAAATAAGTTAGTAGAAGATTTTTACAAAGTAGAATTTTATGACAAAATGAAACTTGATTTAGTTACAAGTGAAAATAAGCAATTAGAACTTATGTGTTTTGGAATAAATACTAATCCAACAAGATGTATAAAAAAGGTTCAGGAGCTTTTAGGTTTAACGATTGATGGAATTATAGGTAATAAGACAATAACAGCATTGAACTCTTTTAATGATGATTTATTTGATAAACTATTTGATGAAAAAGAAATTGAATTTTATAATAGTTTAGATGAAGGTAGATATGGAAAATTTAAAAGTGGCTGGAGAAATAGGGCATTAAAATATTAATATTATTTTAAGAATAAAGTAATATAATAGCGTTGTACCTTTTGGTATATGTCTAAACTCATTCTCTTGAATTTTTACTCTTTTAGAAAAAGGAAGTTATCTAAGATTTAGAATCTTGTAACTTCCTTTTTTTATGCAATTAATTTATTATAATTAACTTTTAAATCCCGTATAGCTTCAATACTCATATTATTTAATCTTGTTTCAATATTATTTATAATCTTTAAAGCTGTGTTGTAAGAAATATTTAATCTACTTAACGTTTGAACTGGAATACCTACAAGATTTGCCAATTTGCCTAATTTTCCTTTAGCACCTGATTCAATAATTAAAGCTTCAAGGTCTATGACTAACTGTTGAGCATATACAATTGTATTATTAACTTCTTCTTCATATCTTAACATTTCCATTACATCTTGATAATCAAAATAACCAAAAACAGATTGAACTAAATATTTTTTATTTTTAAATTGTTTTTCTTTGTCCTGATTTCTAGTTACTGCAAAACTTACCAACATTACCCTTTCGCTTATGTATCTTTTTTTAAAATAAAAGTATGTATCTTCAGTTGATAATCTACGCATTTTTTAGCCTTTTTTTCTCATAATCATTTAATTTATTCTTATAATCTTCTTTTGCTTTTAACATTTCATCTTTTGCATTTTTACATTTTCTTCTAGCCATTTCTAAATATTCCATAGCTTTAGTTAAAGCTTCTTTGTCTGGATTAATAACTTTTATTTTCATAGGAATAAGCTCTCTTAACTCTTCGGTTTCAAGATTTAATTTATATCCTAAAGATGATAATGTTTTATTGGTTGTATTTTTAATATACTTCCATTTATTCAAATTGTGATTAGTTCTAAAGTTAGGATTATTCAATTTATATTTAAATCCAATCAGGAACTTAGCAAGTTTTTCAGCTCTTAATTTTTTATCATCTTCACTAATGTAGTACTTCATCAAATAAACCTTTTTCATCTTCATCTTTTGGATTTACATAGCAAATGTCTGTAAAGTATTTACACTCATCTATTTCTATATCTTTTAATCTTTCGTTAAAATAATCACTATTTGGATTAAAACACATTAAACCCTTTTGCTTATTTTCTACGCAACTATCACATTTTAAGCATTTCATTTATTCCCCCTTTTTTTCCAGTAAAAATCAAATATATCATAAGCAACTTCACGCATCTTTTTAACAGTTTGATTAATCGTTTCATCACTTGTATAATTATCATTTTCATATAAATCAATAGAATCTTTATAATATTGGATAGTTTCTTCATCACCATAATTTAACATTCCATTCTGGGTTGCTAAATATAATAAGTGAAGTCCAATTAATCCCTCAATCAATCCCTCATCTTTAGCAATTAATTTATCTAATCTATTTATTAATTTAGTGTAATTAAAATAATACATATTTGCTAAGGCTTTTGGACACTTTTCTATTTTTTTATTTATTTTGTCAATAGTTGCAATTTCATTAATAGCGTCTTCAATCTCTTTACCTTTTTTAATTGCTTCTTTTTCACTATATCTATTACTAAACACTAAGCTTACATTTGTTCCATCATTCATTACTCCCGTGATACGAGAGTGTATAAAAGCTATTAAGCATTCAATTTTTACCTTCTTTTCTAATGTATCTATTAGTTTTGGAGTTGCACTCATTCTCTATGTCCTTTATTTTATTAAGTCTTTTATTGCATCATAAAACGACTTGTCTATCATTCTCTTTCTTCTTTCTCTACATATTCGTCGAATGAATCCCATTTATCTTGAACAAACTCATCAAAAGTCATAGGTGTAAAAATGCCTTCAACTTCATCATACTCTTCATACTGTTCTTGTAACTTATCTTGATTTAATGTGTACCATTTTTTAAATGTCATTTTAATTTTTCCTTTACTATTTTATTTACATATTCATTTATTACTGAGCTAAGTGTAAAACTATAATTATCTTTTGTGTTTACTTTAAATAAAATATTTGCAACTATTAAAGAATATTTCATTTTAATTTCTCCTCTATTTCTAAAACTTTATAAACTAAATACATATTATCTTTTGATTCAATACCCTTATAATTTTTAAGTGCATTGATTTTATTTCCGTTGTTTAGTTCTAAATAATAGTTATAAACAACCTCACACGCTTTTAAGCTATTTAGTTTTACATTGTTTTCTTCTAACAATTCTTTATGAAATTTTGGTACAACTCCACAAATACCTTGAGCTATATCTCTATTATGTTTTACTTTATAGTTAAGACTGCTTTCTGTGAACGCTAAGGCTATTACAAGAGGTTTATTCTCTATCGAGCCGTAAATCCTTTTTAAGCTTTTCTAACGCTTTATATTGCTTTAATTCACTATTTAATAAATCAATCTCATAATTTAAAGATTCTCTTGATTCTTGCAATATTGAAATATATTCTTTGTTTTCATAGTATATTTCAATAGCTTGTTTTTTAGTGTCTAAAACTTCCAGTTGAAGCTTATATATTCTATGATTGTTGTAGATATTATTAGCTCCAACAATTAATAAACTGAATAGTAAACCTACTATTAATATGTCTTTTGTTTTCATTTAAAATTCCTTGTATGTTCCAAGTTGTTATCTATAACATACTTGTCATATGCTAAAGCACTTTCTAAAGCTGTATCGAAATAACCTAAATGCTTAAAACTATAATTAAGTCCTATATAAGCTCTATATTTATTTCTAGACTTATAAAAAGAAACACCCCTATATCCAGTCTTATTTGAAGCTATTATTTTTCTTGTATTTCTCATTTGAGTTGTTTTAGTAGCCCATCTGCAATTTAAAGGCTCATAATTACCATTTACATCGATTCTATCTATTGATAAATCATTTTGATATCCATTCTCTAAAGCCCAATTATAAAAAGCCATAAAATCATTAAGCCATTCATTACATATAGTTATTCCTCTATTCCCATAATCAATATAAGCTTTATTGTTTTTATTTAAACATCTTTGTATTATATTTGTCCAAGCATGATATAGCTTATGATTATATAATCCATGTTTAGTAATTAATGATTTATTATAGCAACCACAACTTGTGGCATTGTTTCTTTTTATACTTGATATTTGTGATTTAAATTCATTTCCACAAAAACATTTATAAAGACCATAATGTCTTTTTTGCTTTGAATTTTCTTTAGGATATAAATTTCCTAAATCTTCTAACAATATTAATTCATTTTGATTATTTACCTTTATGTAGATATAAAGGGTGCAACTGCTTTTAAAGTTGCCTTTAGCCTTGCCATTTTATTGGTCTTACTGAATTATATCTAACTATTTATTAAATAAATATTAAAATATGTCTGAATAGTCTGGCATTCCATCCTGAATATCTTTGAGAATTTCAATATTTTTATTTTTAATTCCTAATTTATAACTAATTTCGTTTACATAAAATTGTTGTTCAATTTTGGTTAAAACACTATCATCATTTCTTTTAACTGTATCAAGAAGGACTTGCCATTGTTGCGTTGAACGCTCGGTTTTTAAATCTACCTTAATCATTATATATGCTCCAATTCTTTTTTAACATCTCTTACAACTACATCTTCAAACTTATCAGGATATCTTTTTAGTAACTTCCAAGTATTATCTCTTCTACAATCTTCAGGAGCATAATCAAGAGCTTCTAGCATTTGATACATATACCACATTAAATCACCCAACTCTTCTTTTAAGTTTTGAACATTTAAATCTCTTTTATAAAACTTATGTTTTTTTAAAGCATCTAATATCTCACCTGATTCTGTAACTAAACCGTAAGCCATATGTTCAATCAAATCTTCTTTTGTACTAAGCGTTCTTTTTGCTTTTTCTAAATAATCTTTTTCAGTCATTTTATTTATCTCCAATTAATATCATATTTAATTCATTTTGATAATCTCTTATCTTTTCCATTTCTTTTTCAACATTGTCTTTTTTGCCTAATCTTAATTGGTATTTTAAAATATTACCTTTTAAGAAACCTACATATTCATCTTCGTTTAATAAAGTTTTAATTACATCTATTGCTTCTAAATCGTGCCACAGTTCATAATGTTTTGAATTTGGATTTTTAACTTTATTTGATTTATTATCAACTTTTTCAAAATAACCTAATTCATCTTCATCAAAATAAGCAGCTTCATTGTTATCATCAAAAATTAAATACTGTTTATCTTGCTGTCTTTGAGTTGCTATTTCATAAATTTCATTAGCTGTAAATTTACATGTTCCACTAATATCAAAACCACATTTTAACTTATCTCCAATTTTATACATATTAAACTCCATATTCCCAAAAATCGTGTTTACTAGCTATTACGCCAACTTGAATACAATTTGTTATATTTTCATATACCTTTATTACTTGATTGTTTTTGTCTTTGATTATAATTTTCATAACACCCTCTTTCTAATTTTTCTTAAAATACATCTAAATTGACTTATGTGGCTTTCATCTCTTGGACAATCTCCATAAAACCAAAAGCTTTTATTGTCGCTTACTTCATTAAAAATAGTAACTATGACACTATTTACGTTACCTATCATTAATACAGCCACTTTTACATTATACACCTCAGTATTAACCTCAATAGCTTTATGAACTAATCTTTGAGCTATTCCAATTAGTAGTTTATTCATTCTCTTTTTCTCCTCTTTTAGTAAACTAACTAAAGCATAAGAAGTAAACTTTTCACATAGACTTACTTACACTTTAGTTAATCAACATTTAGTTTATAAAGAACCTATAAAGAAGTTTTACAACCTCTTTATAAATGTAATTATATATACTTATTTATTAAATAATGCTTAAATTTTAAAATTGTTTTAAATATTGTTCAAATTTCTCTAAAATCTAGAGTTGGATTTTGTAATAAAAACAATCTTTTTTTTAATTGATAAACATCAGTTTTAAAACCTTTCACATCTTCAACTACAATATTTTCATTTTGTTCATATTTAAAATCTGCAATATATTTAATTTTGCATAATGTTTTTTTATTCCATCTAACAGTTGGGATTATTTCAAATTCAGGCTGTAATGTTAAATTTTTAATAATCCCTTGTTTTGCTAATAATAAAAGCTCATCAAACCTTTTAGCTTCTTTTTTACTATCAAAAGTAACTAAATCACCATTTAATAGTTTTCTAGTTACTTTAATATTTTTATATTTCGATTGTTTCATCTAACTGCTAAACTAGATTTTTTTTGTATTCCTATTCCAAAAGAACTTAAATCTTCACCTAATTTAATTGCATCTTTAATTTTTGTTTTATCCCATTCAATAGTTTTTTTAGTAAATTTTTCTAAACTTTCATCTATTTTATCAGGAACTATTATACTTTCACTATTTGTATAATAAAAAGTATATTCATCTGTTTTTAACTTTTCACCATTTAATAAAACATTTTGAAGATATTTAAAATTTTCTATAATATTTTTATATCTTTTTTGTTTAGATTGAAATGATTTTATTTTTTCATCAATAAGTTCAATTCTAGCTTTATATTCTCTTTTTAAATCTTCAATATTATTAAGCTTTAATTCTCTTTTTGCATTTAAATCATTTACAAAATATGATAATTCATTTTCACTA